GTTTATCTTTCTCAGCGGAGTGCTCAGGGGCTCTGTAGCCGCTTGTGATGACAAAGGGGAAACCACACTCTTCTCTTAACCTGTCAATCATGATGAGGAAGTTGTTGGACATCTTGTTCTGTCCAGTTTCCTTACAATCAAACTCATCAAGTGTAAAGTATTTAAGAGTCAATGATTTCTCCTTCAATGTAGTCTTCTTCAGGTTCTTCCTGTGAGGAGCTAGAGATTGATGTAGCTCCAACACCAGTGATGTTAATGCTGATACTGTTCTTTCCACCAGACTTGATGACGTCCTTCTCAAAGGCTGCAACAGGTAGTATTCTGTCCATGACAAGCTTCCATGCTGCTGCTTGATTCTTATGATCGTCATTTAGAGCTGCATCAAAAATACTGTCAAGGACTTTCTTTGACTTAGGGGAGGCTAGCATACGAGCTTTGTAGTCGTTAATGATAGCAGCGTCACCCTTGGGCCGCCCTCGGACCCCTCTGGACCCTCTTTTGTTTGACACAATATCAGTCTTTTTGGGCCTACCGCGCTTTGGTTTAGCCGAGGGCTCTTCATTTTGTGACAATGAATCATCACTTTGGTCTGACATAGCTTTCCCCTTAGTATACTTAGGTATCCTTAGGCAGCCATTTACTACTTTAGTTATTAACCTTTAAATTATTCTTAAAAGTTATTCATTAAAGCTTACTAAAGAGGCTAAATGCCGCCAAGGGATACTTAAGGAGCTATTTTAAGTTAATTACTCTAAATTACCTATATATTATATCATATTTTTAAGCAAAAGTCAAGTTAAATTTTAGTTAATTATTACCAAAGTTACTTATAAGCTTATTGTGTCAGCTAACAGTCAGCTAAAGCTAACAATGTTAACCACTTTTGACCTCTTTTGGTTAACCTTTTTATTCTTTTGTATACTTGACTGTTTTACTAGGGTATTCAAATGGTTACTTTTGGTTCTAAAGGATATTTTTTTATTACTTTTTGTTCTAATTTTACTCTTTTTTGTACCTGAGGTGCTACCTCAAGTATTCTCGTGTGTCAATCCCCTCCCCCGCCCCTAAGTTATCCACAGGTTATCCACAGGTTTATCCACAGGCCCTAAGGAAACTTGGCACGATTCTTGCATACTTGAATATCCTGTGGATAACTTTAGGTTACCTGTGGATAACTTTAGTACCAGGATGGGGATAACTTGTGGATAACATGAGGAGTGAGGGAGACATAAGGACCCTCTGGAACCCTCAAGCACCCTCAGTTATCCACAGCTAAACAGTTACCCAAGGTAACACAGGTAACACATTTGTTACCCAAGGTAACATAAAGGTAACACATTTTTCATGGGTTAAAATTAGTAAGTGTTTGATTGTAAAGGTAAAACCAAAGTTGGCACGGTTAATGCTTTATACCTAGGGCAAACACATTAACACACGAGGACACACACATGAAAGCAACCACACGAGCACAACGCGCATATAAGGAGCTACAGGCCATGGGCGCACCTGTAATGCACTTTGGTTATGGTGCTTTTGACGGGGAGAGCCTGTTCGCTATCTCAGGCGAGCGCAACGAGTACCCACGATACAATCGCACCACGGGCGAATTCGAAGGTGAGACAATCATCTGGGCGGACTACTACGGTGAGTTTGGCAGTGAGTACCCCGAGGTCGATCCTCGCATCGAGAAGGTACTGGAAAAGCACGGTCTAGTTTATGAGTGGTACGATCCATCAGTCATAACGGTTTACGGATATTAAGGAGATACAAAGCATGAACACACTTTTGAACAAACACGTTTGGATGGTCTACACGCGCCCAAGCGAAGAGGAAAGGGAGAAAATGAAACAGGCAGGTATCCTAGACGCAGACGAGTGGACACCCGCCCTCAAGCGTCCTGTGTGGTACACTCGGGCCAGTTGGTTGGCTCGGGATAAACAAAACAAATTCACCGAAACGAAAATCGAACGGGTCGCCTAGCGGCCCTCAGGGAGACACAGCATGACTTACTACGAATCAGCAAAGGGTCAGACCATAACCCACGAACGTGCACTACAGGAACTCAAGCGCCATGGTGTGCTTGAGGACCTCGAGACATTCTACGCGGACCTTGGGAAGCGTAGCACATACAAGGCCACCAAAGTGCTTGAGTGGCTAGGATACTAGGGAGAAACAGCATGACACTATACACAGAAAACTTTGAGATCGGCCTACACGCACCTGAGCAGGACGGAACACAGCAGGGTTGGTTTGAACATAACGAACTCGGCGATGAATACGCAGGTGGCCTATGGTTCCTAGGTAACGAGCTTATAGATTATGACGGGATCGGCTGTTGGTTACCAAAAGAGATACTGGATGCGCTCGAGGCCATAGGGTTCAATGTAGACGACATGAGACCCTGCGAGGACTATTAGTGCTCTACAGTAGCCCCTTGTTTCAGGGGGCTACTTTGGATACACTACGCGAAACACAACACACAACGGAGATACACCATGTCATTACACACAGAAAATTTTGAGATAGAATTATACGCGCCTGAGGATGACGGGTCACAATATGGTTGGTTCAAGCGAGACAACGCAGTTGTAGGTCTATGGTTTTATGATGGAAAATTAAGAGACTATGACGAGATAGGCGACGATATACCGAAAGAGGTACTCGATGCATTTGAGGCCATTGGGTTCAACGTAGACGAAATGAGACCATATCAAGTGGAGGAGAAACAATGAAAACAGAAGCACTACTTTCGGAAGCAGTCGCTTTGGCTGAAAAGATCAACAAAGCACGGTTTGAGGGTGATGTACCTTCAGACCACGATACGGTGAGACTTTGTGAGGTCTTAAGCTGTCTCTATGTCAGCGGTAAGACCCTGAGCGACTCAATCCTACAGAAAATACAATAGGAGATACACTATGCACACAGACGATTTCAGATTAGTTACAGCATACCGTTCAGGATATGAGGACATGGAACACACTATAAAAACGCAGGGCTTTTCATGTGCTCAGTCGATGTTTAACGATTATTATCCCGCAGGTAAAAGGCACACTGGGTCGGACCTTGGGTACTACTACATGAAGGGCGAGTTTGCCGCCTTATTTAAAGCGTCTAAAACAAAGTAAAACAGAGGAGCTACACCATGAAAAATTACAACGATTTTGTAGACTACATCAACATGCTAGCGGCTGACTTCAAAGAATCAGGCCACGAGGACTGCACGGACTACGCACACGAAGCGGCAGACGGTAGCGAGTACGTCATCTACTACGGCAAGGCGTGGGACTTGATCGACACCGTGCGCTCTTACAATAGCGACCTGTTTTGTGATGGTGAGTCGTGGGCGCTTGATCTAGGCGAGAAGCACGAGAGTTTAGATAGTATGGTCACTAGCATTGCATACGGCATCATATACACTGCGTTAGTTGAGCAGATTTTACACAACGCACTGACAGAGGAGGAGGCGGCCTAATGCAATACACTGACAGGGACATGAATAACAACCCTTGGCCCAAAACGTGGGTAGACGTCTACAACGACCTTACGGTGTTGATAGAGAACACGTACAACCCCAAGGTACGAGAGACATACTTAAACGACCGCCACAGGTTCTATTTAATGTGCTGTGAGCTAGCTATGGATATACACGAGGACGAGGAGTGAGTACAATGTTAAGCAAAGCGGAAAACACAATACAGGCCACCTTGGAAACCTTAGAGATACTCAGGGACCTAAACCTACGGGACTATGACGACACGAAGGACGTGTACTTTAAAGGTAAAGCGGACGCATACCTCATAGCAATCAGACATATTAAAGGGATGCAGGGGGAATGATGCAACTAGGCACAAAGGTTTTCGTTTACTATAACCTACACAAAAAAACATGGTCCATTCGTGACTGTAAAACCCGTAGAGTGATAGGCCACTCCGACCGAGTGGTGTTAAACTTTGTCACTCCGAAGGTATCACAGGCGGGGCGTGAGCGTGTCCTCAGGGAGAAACGCAAGAACGTACACGCAGGGCTCGAGGGCTATTTACTGGACCCTAACAACATGTGGGAAAGCCCTAGGCTAGCCAAAGGGATCACATACAACCCATACAAATACACTGGGTTCGTTTACAAGGACACGGAAAAGCCATACACTGGGTCAGTGTTTGCCATATTAAACAACAGGAGCGTGACGGTATAATGGAAAAATTAATAACGGACCTTGAAATTGACGTAGCGTGTCTATTAGACTACTTTGAGGACATAACAGAGCACGACATAGAGAAAATTCAGGATAAACTAACGGAGTTACGTAATGAATATATTCTACTTAGCACACAATCCAAAAAGTAGCGCACAAATGCAATGTGATAAGCACGTTGTCAAAATGATCCTAGAGACTGCTCAGCTCCTTAGTACAGCACACTGGGAGCTAGGCGGTGAGGGTCCTTACAAAGTGACACACAAAAATCACCCTAGTGCAGTCTGGGCTAGATCAAACAAAAAACACTATGTGTGGCTCTATGCTCATTTTAGAGCCCTCTCGCAGGAATACACCAAAAGGTATGGTAAGGTACACAAAACATGGCAAAAGTGCTCACAAGCCCTCTCAGAGCTTCCTAGGGGCATTCCTGACACTGACTGGTCAGATCCACCCCAGTGTATGCCGGACAATTGCAAACACAAAAGCACCGTGATAGCATACCGAAGGTACTACACACAAAAGGGCCAAGAGTGGTCAGAACGTGGTATGCCTATGAAATGGTTTGGAAAGGAGAGGGTAGCGTGAAATATTTACTTTGGGCCGTAGGTGTTCTTTTGATTGTCACAGGGCTATGGCCTTTGGTTGTTCTCTTAGCTATTCCTGTGCTTTTCTTTACCTTTGGTGCTGTAGTGTTTGGTATGGCACTACACGATGAGGAGGAATACCTAAGAGAAAAATTTGACATAGAGGAGAAACAAGAGGATGATTGAAAGGGAAGTGTTATTTTGGGTTATGATAGTGTCAATATCAATTTTATGGGTGATTGTAGATGAGTTACGATTGGAGAGTAGAGAAGATGACGAGTAAGGAGCTTTTTGAGGTGTTTTTGGACAGCGAACGTAAGGACATAGAGAGCAGATCAGGGCGTGAGCAGTACATGGGGGCCGAGTTGTTTACTGAGGGCCTTGTAGGGGCTCAGTACAGGACACCGGACGAGTACAGGGAGTACGTTATGGACCTTATCGACCTAGTGGACAGAGCAGGGCGCACAGGGGACTTTACAGCCCTAGGATCTAAACTGTATACCTCACTGTACAATGATTTTCAAAAAATGGTTAAACAAGGCATATGGGAGCTTGAAAATGAAGATTAAGGATGCGTTTATCACTGGCCATGAGCAGGAGCTAGAGCTGCAGGAAGCCGAGAGGACCTTTAAAGCGTACATGGTGCGTGATCTGGTAGAGCGTGACCTAGAGCTAATGAGTCTAGGGGAAATTTACCAGAAGGCTTCCACGGCCCTTTATAACGAGTTTATGCGAATGAGTGACGATGAGTTAAAAATCAGGTTCAATGATGCTTTTAGAGGAGAGTTTGACGATGAGATGTAAAGCGTGTAATGTCATTTTGGACGACTATGAGCTAATGCAATATGACAAAGTAACAAAATTACCACTTGACATGTGCTTAAGTTGTCTATATGTTAGCGATAAGACCCTGAGCGACATTGAGGCAGTGGTTGACACATACGTAGAAAGGGAGTATAATGATATGGATTTACAATTTGAACAATATGACGAAAATTTAATTTGACAGGAAGGAGTAATTTGAGTATAATATTAAGTATACCTAGGTTAATAACCTTAATGTATATACATAAAGGTATATACCTAGGTAATCTAAAGTAAACTAAAGTAGTTAAACTAAGCTAAGGAGCTTTTTATGTCAGTTTTACAAGGTACAGTCGCTTTTGCTAATTTGGATCAGCATGAAGTGTTTAACGGTCAGTCAACGGGTAAATATTCTTTGGTATTGACCTTGGATGATCCAGAGGCTGAGGTTCTAGCCAAGAATGGTGTCAAGCTACGTGAGTACGAAGGTTTGAAACAACGTAAGTTTAGCACCAAGTATCCCGTGGACATTATTGACACGGACGATGAGCCATTCCGTGGTCGCTTGACCCGAGGATCTAAAGTAAAGATCCTGTACGCTGAGGGTAAGCCACATCCTGTACACGGCACACCTACCTATCTAAACAAGGTACGTGTCATTGAAGTGGCCGAAGGTGGCGAAGGCTCAGAGGACTTCTAAAGTGGAGCTACGTGCTGAGAGTGAATCAAAGTTTGTCAGACATGAGCCATGCCCTAAGTGTGGCTCTAAGGACAACTTAGCACGTTACTCCGATGGACATGCCGTCTGTTTCTCAGGCGGCTGTTCACACTACGAACGTGGTGATGGTGAAGTTGTCGAGTTTAAACGTAAGGAGTCAAAACCTTTGAATGAATTAACTGGTGTACATGCCGCTATCAGTGACCGTAGAATCTCACAGGAGACGTGTAAAAAGTTTAACGTCACTGTGGAGTACGGCAACGATGGTCATATTGTAAAACACCACTACCCCTACTTTGATAAGGACTCAGGTGAGCTGAGAGGATCAAAGACACGCCTTGTGGACAACAAGCAGTTCTTTGCCCAAGGGTCCTTTGACAACGTGGGTCTCTTTGGTCAACAAGCCTTTAAGGAAGGTGGAAAGTACATCACAATTGTCGAGGGTGAGCTTGACGCTCTTGCGGTGAGTGAGATGTTTGACGGTAAATGGCCCGTGGTGTCAGTACGCTCAGGGGCCGCAGGTGCTGCAAAGGACATCAAGGCTAACCTAGAGTGGCTTGAGAGCTTTGAGAACGTTGTGCTGTGCTTTGACAACGACAAGGTGGGTCAGGATGCCGCTAGGCAGTGCCTTGATCTATTCAGCCCTAACAAGGCTAAGAACGTAGCGTTGTCCATGAAGGACGCAGGGGACATGCTCAAGGAAGGCAAGGTACGTCAATTTGTACAGGAGTGGTGGAATGCTAAAACTTATCGTCCTGATGGTATTGTTGCAGGTGTTGATACGTGGGATATGGTCATTGAGCAGGAAAACATTGTCAGTGTTCCGTACCCGTGGCAGTGCCTTAATGAACTCACTCATGGCTTCCGTAAAAAGGAGTTAGTAACGATTACGTCAGGCTCAGGGATGGGTAAGTCACAAATGGTGCGTGAGTTACAGTACCACTTGTTACACGCCACCGAGGACAACATAGGCATCCTAGCCCTTGAGGAGGACATCCCCAAGACTACTTTGGGCCTTATGTCCCTTGCGGCTGAGCAACCCCTGCACCTTGACAAGACAATCACAAGGGAGGAAAAACGTAAGTACTGGGACGCAACCTTAGGCACTGGTAGGTTCTACCTACTGGACCACTGGGGTTCAACCCATGAGGAGAACCTGTTGTCTCGGGTTCGTTATATGGCTAAAGGTCTCGATTGTAAGTGGATTATACTCGATCACCTAAGTATTGTTGTCAGTGACCAAGAGCAGGGTGACGAGAGGAAAGCCATTGATAGTATCATGACCAAGCTACGTAGCCTTGTACAGGAGACTGGTGTTGGTTTGTTCCTTGTGAGCCACCTTAGAAGGCCCTCAGGGAGCAAAGGACACGAGGACGGTGCTCAGGTATCCCTAGCGGACCTACGTGGCTCAGCGGCCATTGCACAGCTCTCGGACATGGTTATTGGCCTTGAGCGCAATCAGCAACACAAGGATGAGGAAGTACGTAACACAACAACGGTACGTGTGTTAAAAAACCGCTTTGCGGGGTTGACAGGACCTGCGTGTTACCTGTATTATGATAAGGACACTGGTAGAATGACCGAGACCAACTGCCCTATTGATCCTGACCAAGAGACTGAGTTTTGAAACAAATAGTATTTGACATTGAAGCTGATGGCCTGAAGCCTACCCAAGTCTGGGTAATTGTGGCCCATGAGCTTTGCACTGGTGAGACTAAGGTGTTCAAAGAGGACAACCTTGGGGACTTCGCACAGTACGTTAAAACTGAAGTAGAGGAGGTGATTGGACACAACATCATAGGCTACGACATACCTGTGTGCGAGAGACTGCTTGGGGTTGACTTTAGTCGCTGCAAGATCACGGACACTTTGGTGCTGTCAAGGCTAGCTAACCCACAACGTGAAGGAGGACATTCACTTGACAATTGGGGAAAAATTTGCGGATCATCCAAGATGGAACACAACGATTGGTCTGTTCTGTCTGAGGATATGGTGGTTTATTGTAAGCAGGACGTTAAACTTAATGTCTTGGTGTATAAGAGACTGCTCATTGAACTTGATGATTTTGGCAAGCAAAGCATACGTCTTGAACATGAAGTACAGACTATTATTGCAAAACAGATTGAAAACGGGTGGCTTTTAGATCAAGAGAAATGCTTCCTGTTACTAGCTGAACTAAAGGAGAAGAAATATGAGCTTGAAGAGCAAGTACAAAAGAAATTTATACCTGTTGCAACGTTCGTTAAGACAGTTGAACCGAAAGTTAAAAAGGATGGTGAGTTCTCCACGGTCGGTCTCAAGTTCCTAGGGGACAACTGGACGACAGTTAAGGGAACATTTAGCCGCATAGACTGGCCTGAGTTTAACTTAGGGTCTCGACAACAGATTGGTAAGTACCTCCAACGTTTTGGATGGAAGCCAACGCAGTTCACCGAGACCGGTCAGCCCATCGTGGACGAGAAGGTATTGTCAACCGTAACGGACATACCTGAGGCCATGTTGATCGCTGAGTACCTTTTGGTACAGAAAAGAATAGCTCAGGTACAGTCTTGGCTTGACGCTGTGGACGAGGACACTGGAAGGGTACACGGTTACGTCAACTCCAATGGAGCAGTGACAGGACGTATGACCCACAGTAGTCCAAATCTGGCTCAAGTCCCTGCGGTTTACTCACCCTACGGTAAGGAGTGCAGATCCTGTTGGACAGTCCCTAAGGGCTACAAGCTCGTAGGTTGTGACGCAAGTGGTCTTGAGCTACGGATGCTAGCGCACTACATGGATGATGAGGCGTATACTAATGAAATTATCAACGGAGATATTCACACGGCAAACCAAATTGCTGCAGGGCTACCAACAAGAGATAAGGCAAAAACTTTTATCTACGCTTTTCTTTACGGGGCCGGAGACGCTAAAATCGGAACAATCGTGGATGGAACTAAGCGAGACGGTGCGAAACTTAAGGCAGAGTTCCTTAGAAATACGCCATCTCTTGGAGCTTTACGAGACCGAGTTGAAGTTGCTTCTGGAAGAGGCCACCTTTTTGGACTTGATGGAAGAAAACTATTCATTAGATCGTCACATGCCGCACTGAACACACTCTTGCAATCCGCAGGTGCTATTATTATGAAAAAAGCCTTGCAAATATTGGATGAGTATGCTACAATATGGGGTATAGAATATAAATTTGTAGGTAACATACATGATGAGATACAAGCACAGGTCCGCAGTGACCAATCAGAGAGCTTCGGTAGACTGGCTGTTGCGTCAATTGAAGCCGCAGGGAAATACTTCGAACTCAGATGCCCTTTGGCAGGTCAGTACAAAATTGGAGACAACTGGGCAGACACACACTAATGGATCAGCTTAGCTTCCTAGAGGACGACCACTACGACCTAGGGGACGGAGTCAAGGAATGCAGCAAGTGTAAATACATACTACCCTTAGCGGCATTCTCAAGACACTCAGGAGGCAACTACTTAAGACCAGAGTGTAAGAAGTGTAACAACGAGTTAAGCAAAGTACGTGATAGACTGAAGCAAAAGTACGGAATAGCCCCTGACAACTACACTTGCCCTATATGCTTGGGAAGTGAAGAGGAAGTCAACGGGAGAGGTAATACAAAGAACGGTTCGTGGGTTTTGGATCATTGTCACGAGACTGAGGAATTTAGAGGTTGGCTCTGTCATAAATGTAACAGATCACTGGGTGGTTTTGATGACAGCGTTGATATGTTACAAAGAGCGATAGACTACCTGAGGGAACACAATGAAAAACATACACACATTAGTTGATGACATTTACAAGCTCATGGAGACCAAGCGGCCTGACCCTACGGTAGACCCTGAGGCTGAGATTGAGAAGTTTGGAGAGGCTGTCAAGGACCTAATGCGTAAGGAGTTCACCAGTCGTGGTTTTGACGGACGTAAGCTACGCTTGTCAAACATAGGCCGCGATGACCGTTACCTTTGGAATCACTTCAATGGGACTTCCAAAGAGAAACTACAGCCACATAACCTAATCAAGTTCATGTATGGACATTTGATCGAGGAGATGTTGTTGTTCCTAGTACGCATGTCTGGACATGAGGTTACTGATGAGCAGAAAGTTTGTGAAGTGGAAGGCATTGTCGGTCACATGGATTGTAAGATTGATGGTATTGTCACTGACGTTAAGTCCACAAGCAGTTATGGCTTTAAAAAGTTCAAGGACGGTACACTGGCCTTTGACGACCCCTTTGGTTATATAGATCAGATCAAAGCCTATGCACACTCTGAGAATGCAACACAGATCGGTTGGTTGGCTATGGACAAGCAGAATGGACACCTGACGTATCTTAAGTACGATCTGGAGGACACCAATGCCCCAGTGTACGAAGTGCTTAAGGACTCCATTGTGGAGCGAGTACAACACGTAAAAAAGCTAGTGGAGCAGCCACAGCCCCCAGTTTTATGCAACAAGCCTATTCCCGATGGAAAATCAGGAAACTTAAAACTCGCTGTAGGTTGCTCGTATTGTCAATTCAAGCAAAGCTGTTATCCCGAGCTAAGAGTCTTTTTGTACTCTACAGGACCAAAGTTCTTGACAAAGGTGGAAAATGAGCCTAAAGTACAGGAGATAAGTCTTGAGCAAATCGACTAAAAACTACGGGATCTATCGGTCAGGGCTTGAGAAGAAGTTTGCTGAGTTAGCACCAAGGGGAATGTTTAAGTTTGAACCGTACACAGTCCCCTACACGATACACAGAAACTACAAGCCTGACTTTGTTTGTGAACATTTTCTAATTGAGTGCAAGGGGTACTTTAGGGTAGGAGACACACAGAAATACACGTCCATCAGGGACAGTTTAGGAGCTGAGGAGTTGATCTTTGTGTTGTCAGACCCAAATAAGAAACTAAGGAAAGGAGCAAAAATGACTATGGGACAGTGGTGTGAAAAGGAAGGCTTTCAGTACTACACTTTAAAAACCATTGATGAATTGTTTAAATACATTGAGACGGCTATGAATTATGACATGGACTTTTGATGAGCTTAAGGACAAAGTGTCCAGAGCGTATGACGTAACTCTTCTTTGTGAGATACTTGAGATTACCGAGGAAGAGCTTTTGGACAGGTTTGAGGATAAGTTTTTAAACAACATAGACATTTTTGAGGAAGAGATTGACAATGAGACTTAATGACGCAACACCCGCAGAATGGGACGCAGTGACTAAACCTAAGCACTACAATACAGGCGGTATCGAAGCCATTGATTATATCAAGCAACAGTTGGGTGACGGATTTATTGAGTACTGTGAAGGTAACACACTTAAGTATCTTCACAGGTGGCGCTACAAGGAGCATCCAGTGCAGGACTTGAAGAAGGCTAAGTGGTATCTGGACAAAATGATTGAAGCAGTAGATGAGGTGGAAAATGGAATTTAATGATTATCAAAAGCTAGCACAGGAGACAGCAATCTACACAGACCCTATGTATCCTGTAACGTCACTGATGATTGAATCTGCTGAGGCCGCTGACTTGTTTGTCAAGCCTCTCCTACGTGGTGACGCTGTAGACATTGACCGTACTAAGGTGGTGTCGGAGTTAGGTGATGTGCTTTGGAATCTAGCTAACATGGCAGCTGATCAAGGCATCAAGCTAGAGGACATTGCCATCTTCAACATTGAAAAGCTGAAGTCTCGTATGGCGCGTGGCGTTATACAAGGTAGTGGTGGTGATCGCTAATGACCGATAAAGTATACAAAGTTATATATTTATAGCTATATGTATACATTTACACAGAAAAGTATACATTCATATGCACATTGTGCAGAAAAGTATGGATATATCTACATATTTACGCAGAAAAGCTACATTTATGATGTATAACTGTGTAGCAATCTCCGCATTTAGCGCGGCTGATTCGGAATGAGTGTGCGTATAATTCGGAAAGGGAGAGTGAGTGATGGACGACATAATTGAATACTGCTTCTATCAATCTGGACTAACAGCACAAGGGTGTTGGGATGAGCTTGATGACTATGCGAAAGAAGCCATTTTGAGATTTGGTGAGTTGCTTTTACGTGAGATTGCACTGCAAGAGTTGGCTGATCAAGCTCAAGAATTGGGGCTAGAGTGATGAACGTAGTTGAGCGTTTTGTTACTAGACTAAAAAGCATTGGCATCACAATCGAATTAATCAGCAACGCACCGTGGATATACTTACATAAAGTCAATGGAGTCAAAGTAACAGAACACTACATGGG